CTGATAATAGAATTTTTACTAATTCAAATAGATTAAATAGATATGAAAGATGTAGATTTTTTAACAATATAGTTGTTATGCGTGGAAACTCATCCTCCTTGACTACAAATGGTGATGGTCACATTGCTGTTGGTTCTGGATCAGAGCACATACATTTAACTGGAGCAATATTAGATTTTAATAAGAATGCACCAACAGATGAAATTAAATTTGGATTTACTGTTATTAATAAGACTGGCAATTCAGTTGCTGTTCCAGATAATGTAAAAATTCTTTTAGAGTTTGCATCAACAGACGTTCATGATACTGGTCAATGGGCTAGATTTGAACTGAATCTTGATAATGGTACTGGGTCTACGCAACATGATTTTTCAACAAACAGATATGTTGTAGCATCAAAGCAATTACAACAGTTATACATGAGCGATGGTTTTACCTGGAGCAGCGTAGATGTTGTAAAAATTTATGCCTGCGTAACTGAAAACGGAAGTCCATCAGAAGATTTTTATGTATGTTTTGATGCAATTAGACTAGAAAATAATAGTAGCATCAATCCACTTTACGGCATGACTGGATACTCTGTTATTAAAAATATAGGTGCACAAACAATTGTTAAAGCAGCAAATACAACAAACTATATTGAATTTAGATTTGCTCTGGATGTGCAATAATGGTAGATAATAATATAAAAAAAGTTATTATTTTAAAAAAAGATCTGCCAGAATTTTATGGATCAAACCAAGAATATATAGTTAAATATAGAATAATAACAGAAGATAAAAATAGAACATCTCACTGGTCTCCTAATTATAGATTGCCAGTATCACCAGTAACAACAATAGACTACAGGGTTGCAGTAGAACAGTCTCATGATATGATTAATGCAGTTTGGACTCCTAATACTACTACTAAGTCAGAGTTTGACATTTATGTTAAATGGGATAGTGAGGATTGGCAATTTATTTCTACAGTATTTACTACAAGTTATTCTACTATCATTAAAACTGGAGCAGCACATTTTCAACTTGCTGTTCAAGTACCAACATTTCCAAAGGAGCGCTTTGTCGGGGCCACATTGTTTGAGACCGCCCAGATAAACGTTTAATGGTATAATAGATAAGTATGGCAAAATTACCGTTACCAGAAAGAGGGCAGCCATTAGATGTTGCCTATATATATGAACTTGCGAATGCATTAAATGATGTTGCATCTCAGGTTTCTTCATCTACAAATAAATATGTGTCTGTAGATGCTCCTGGAGTTGGAAGACAAAATGTCAAGGCATCAGAGGCTAGAATAATTGGAGGTTATGTTGACGTTGTTATTAGTTCTACCAGAACAAAAGGACAGGAGTCACCATTCTCCTATGACTTTCCTACAGACTTTAAGTATACACCGATTGTAACAGCAACACCAATTAACGTTGGTGCTACTGATGCTGGTAAAGATGTCACGGTAGTATTAAAAAGTATTACCACTTCTAAAGTAGAGGGCGTTATAAGATTTAATAATACAGGAGATGTTTCTGTTGCAGTTAACCTTATAATTGTTGGTATACCTAATTAATGATTGTATGTCAAAAATGCAAAAAGAGAATGTTTGTTGACAGACAGTATAGCAAGGTAGATCATCTTGAAGTTTATTGTTTATATTGTGGGTCAAGAAGGTTCTTCCATCCACCTAGTCAGTCTTCGGAGGGGCAATGGCTTCTAGAAAAGGAAAAGTCTCTAGCGAAGAGTACAATCTCGCCCCTGTAATACCTGGAAATAAAAAGGTTTGGTTTTTAAATGGTGATCTTGTAAGAATACATCATATTAATAGATCAAATAGTGTTATGTCTCTTTATAACATTACTAAAGATAGAATTGAAAGTTGTTTGATTTCTGATTTTAAAAAGCATCGTGAACGTGCCTTTACTGTAGGTGAAACTGCTGATTTAGTTAATAGACATAAAAAATATATGCCATCATTAATGAAACGTGGAATTATACCATTTCCAATGGGATCTCAAAAAGGTGGTGCAAGAGGTTGGCAGGTAAGGTCATATTATTCCGAATCACAGGTTTTTGAAATTAGAGATATTCTTGCAACATATCATATAGGCAGACCAAGAAAAGATAAATTAGTTACAAACGATATTACGCCTAGCAAAGCAGAGTTGACTAGAAGAATGGGCAGTGGTATAATTACATATACAAGAACAGAGGATGGAAGATTTATACCAGTTTGGTCAGAAAGCATATAATTTAATACAGTGGCTTGACAAGCATAGAACAATTTGATACCATATTGTATACAACGGAGGAATAAATGATAGAAAACGATTCTACAAAAGTAAACGTAACATTAGGCTATACCCTTAATCTTGGCAACTTTCAGTCACTAAGACTTGATTTGGGAATTATTGATTCAAAGCGTGAGGGAGAAAATATTGATCAGGCTTTTGAACGAGTTTATAAATTTGTCGAAGATAAACTTACAGAAAAAATAGCAGAAGCAAAGTCTGAGTTAGACGAACAGTAATGGCAGAACGCAAAGACCGAATGGCTTTGCTTAGTCGTTATAGCAAGTTATATACTCAACGATACGAGCAGAAGCCCTCTCTCAATCTCAATGTAGAACAATGGGCTGCCGATGCGCTTGTTGAGTCATATGGTATTGCTGCATGCTATGATCTTTTAGCATACTATTTTGAAACAGCATCCGAACCAAATTGGAAATACTTTGTAAATTATGCTGATGCTATAATTGATAAAAGACAGCAAATAGAGCAAGATAAAAGAGAAAGAGAAGAGCGTAGACAGATGGCAAGGAAGTGGTTAAGTGAATAGTACTGAGGCTAAACTAATTTCTGCCGTATTGAATGATAAGCAAATCCATGTTTTGTTACAAGCAAATGTTGAAAATTTATTAAGAACTCATAATGATATTTGGCAATTTATTAGAAGATATTCAGAAACAAATGGAGCAGTTCCACCAGAAAGTTTGGTCGTAGAAAAATTTAGAGACTTTGTTCCAATTAAGGATATAGGGGCAACTAAGCACCACCTAGATGAGTTACAAACAGAATATTTAAATGATAGTTTAAAAGACATTCTAAGATCTACAGCATCTGAGGTTCAAAGTGGTCTTGGCGTAGAGGCTTTAGAATCTTTAATAACAAAAACATCAGAATTAAAAAAGAATACAGCAGCAATCAGAGATATAGATGTAACTGATTTAGATTCTGCAATTGGATATTTTGAAAATGTAAAAAAGCAACAAGAACTGGGTTCAGTTGGAATTAAGACTGGCTTACCAGGATTTGACAACTATCTTCCTGCTGGAATTATGCCAGGACAACTAGGTGTCTTTTTGGCATATCCTGGTATTGGTAAGTCTTGGCTATCACTTTATTTTGCTGTACAGGCATGGAAGCAAGGAAAGTCTCCACTTATTATTTCTTTAGAAATGAGTGAGACAGAAGTGCGTAATCGTGTTTTTGCAATCATGGGTGAAGGGCTATGGTCTCATAGAAAACTTAGTTCTGGTCAAGTTGAAATAGATATGCTTAAACAGTGGCATGCTAAAAATTTGGCAGGTAGACCAGAGTTCCATATTATTTCAAATGATAGTGGTGGAGATATCACTCCATCAGTATTGCGTGGAAAGATCGATCAGTATAAGCCTGACTTTGTTATTGTAGACTATCTACAACTAATGTCCCCGAATCAAAAGTCTGACAATGAAACTGTTCGTATGAAAAACCTTTCACGTGAACTTAAACTAATGGCTATTGCAGAAGAGGTTCCTATTATTGCTATTTCTTCTGCTACCCCAGACGATGTTACAAAACTTGATACGGTTCCAACCTTGGGTCAAACAGCATGGTCAAGACAGATTGCATATGATGCAGATTGGGTGCTTGCCTTGGGTCGTGGTCCAAACAGTGACATTATTGAATGCGTATTTCGTAAAAATAGAAATGGGTTTATGGGCGAGTTTTTGGTCCAGGTAGACTTTGACAAAGGATACTATAGATATAAGGACTACGAAAATTAATATAATTCATTATAATATATTCTATGGCAAATTATCATCACAAGCCTATCAAGAAGTTTGGTTTAGATGGAGTAATCCACGATGAATCCGCTATTGGTAGACTTAAGGGAGAATATATCAGGCTGCTCGTATCAGAGATGCGATTATCTGGCTATGTCCCAAGATTTGATATTGAGCCAGACTTTACGATAGACTATAATGAACAAAAGAAATATTTTGAATTTGAATTAACAGTACACGGAATATACACAGGAAGAAAACAGAGCGAATGGATACTAGGAATAGACGAAGCCAAACCGATATATATACAAAAGAGCAAATCAAGCGAGTACTCTCAGGTTCAGGAATAACTGTAGAGTCTGAGGTTGACTCTGACTATATTATATTTTGTCCATTTCACTCTAACTCAAGAACTCCTGCTGGAGAAGTAGATAAAAAAACTGGTAAGTTTTTCTGTTTTTCTTGTCACCACATAGCAGATTTAACAGAACTAGTTATGCATACATCTGGAAGAACATATTTTGAGGCAATCAGGTTTGTAAAAAGCAAGGAAACAGAAACTAATTTAGAAAAAGAAGTTAATCAGGCTTTGTATGTTAAGCCAGACTTCGTACCATTTGATGAGTTGGTAATATCAAGATTACATGATAATCTAATTAATTCAAGTAGGGCATTAGATTATTTTAATTCTCGCAAGATTAATATTGGTTCGTGTAAGAAGTTTTATCTTGGATATTCAGAGAAGCAAGACATGGTTACTGTTCCAGTACATAGTCCAGACGGAATGCCAATAGGATTTGTTGGAAGATCTGTAGAGGGTAAAGAATTTAAAAATACTCCAGGACTTCCAAAATCAAAAACATTATTTAATTTAAATAGAGTAAAGACTGCAGACAGGGTCTATGTTGTTGAGTCATCATTTGACGCAATTAGATTAGACCAGGTTGGATTTCCAGCAGTTGCAACACTCGGAGCAAATGTGTCAAATACACAAATAGAATTGCTTCAAAAATACTTTAATAACATAATTGTTATTGCTGATAACGATGAAGCAGGCGGTAATATGAAAGAGCGAATTCTAGAAAGACTTGGCTCACGTGTTAGCGTAATACAACTAAATAAACAATATAAAGATATAGGCGATATGACAGATGATGCAATTACAGAATTAGAGTATCAATTTGACAAATCAATATTATCTATGCTACAATAGAAAAAACAAAGGAGAAAACTATGAGCGTTATTAAGGGATTAAAAGATATAAATGCCCTGCTCGAAAAACCAAAGTATGATGGAAATGCACAAAAGGTTCGTTGGCTAAAGTTGGCTGATGGACAATCCGCAAAGATTAGATTTGTGGAAGAACTAGATCAAGATTCAGCAAACTATGATGAGTCACGTGGTCTATCTGTAGTTGTTGCAGAGCACACTAATCCAAAAGATTATAAGCGTAAGGCAGCATGCACAGTTGAAACAGAAGGTCGTTGCTTCGGATGCGAAATGGCACGTAAAGAGCCAAAGAGCGGATGGAGAGCACGTCTTAGATTCTATTGCAATGTGCTTGCAGATGATGGCTTGGAAGAACCATATATTGCTGTATGGTCACAGGGTATCTCAAAGCAATCAGCATTTAATACAATTCGTGAGTATGCACTTGAAACAGGAAGCATCTCAAATCTTGAGTGGAAGTTAAAGCGTAATGGCCAGGGTACAGAAACAAACTATACTCTACTTCCAACAAAGCCAGATTCAGAACCATTCAAATGGGATGGTAAAGAATACTTCAACCTAGAAAAGGTTGTTCGTGAAGTTCCATATCCAGAGCAGGAAGCATTCTACTTTGGATTTGACACTCCATCAGTTACCTCGACAAATATCGACTGGTAATTGATGCAATACGTAGGCTTACACGTTCATACCCATTATTCGCTATTTGACGGTATCGCTACTCCACAGGAGTATGTTGATCGTGCAGTTAGTTTGGGTATGCCAGCAATTGCGATTACAGACCATGGCTCCCTTTCTGGCCACAGAGAGATGTATCGTGCTGCAAAAGAAAAAGGTGTAAAGCCTATACTTGGCGTAGAAGGATATATGTGTGATGATCGATTTGATCGTAGAGACAAAGAAGATCGTAAAGAACCACTTGATATGGTTTATAACCACATTATCCTTCTTGCCAAGAACCAAAAAGGTCTTGAAAACCTAAATAAGTTAAATGAGATTGCTTGGACAGAAGGATATTATAAGAAGCCAAGAATTGACTTTGAAGTACTTGAAAAATATTCAGAAGGAATTATAGTTTCTTCAGCATGCCCCAGTGGAATAATTGCTAAATCAATTGAATTGGGAGAATTAGCAGTAGCAAAAAAACATATTGAATGGTTTAAAAAAGTTTTTGCAGAAGACTATTATATTGAGGTTATGCCACACAATGCTCCAGAAATTAATAAGACTCTGCTGGAACTTGCAGATCAGTATAACATTAAGTCAATCGTAACTCCAGACTGTCACCATGTGGATCAATCACAAAAAGAGATTCAAGAGTTTAAGTTAATTTTAAATACATATAGCAATAAAACTCAAAAAGATGCAACTTATGAAAAGTCAAAAAAGCATAAGGATATGATGGATAGATTAGACTATCTTTATGGAGAAGATAGGCAGATGTCTTTTAATAAGTTTGAAATACACCTTTTATCATATGAAGAAATTAAGGCTGCTATGGAAAAGCAGGGCATTTATAGAGAAGATATTTATTCCAACACCATAGATGTATACAATAAAATAGAAGAATATGATATTCGTGATGGTCTAAACCTTCTTCCAGTTCAATATAAAAATCCAGACAAAGAGTTAGAGGATTTGGCTATTTCTGGATTAAAAGATAAGGGTATATACGAAGATGCTAGATATCTTGAAAGAATGGATGAAGAACTTGCTGTAATCAAAGATAAAAAGTTTGCACCGTATTTTTTGGTTGTGAGAAGCATGATTGCGTGGGCTAAAAAAGAAGGTATTATGGTTGGTCCAGGTCGTGGATCTTCTGCGGGATCACTTCTTTGCTATGCATTAGGAATTACAGATATTGATCCAATTAAGCATGGACTTCTGTTCTTTCGATTTATCAACCCTGAACGTAATGACTTTCCAGATATTGACACAGATATTCAGGACTCAAGGCGTGAAGAAGTAAAAGATTATTTGGTTAGACAATACAGGCATGTTGCCTCTATTGCAACATTTTTATCATTTAAAGATAAGGGTGTAGTTAGAGATATTGCACGAGTTTTAAATATACCGTTACCAGATGTAAATAAAGTCTTAAAACTTGTAGATGGCTGGGATGATTTTTGTAGTTCCAAAACTACTGAATGGTTTAGAGAAAAATATCCAGAGGTAGAGATTTATGGAGAAAAGATTCGTGGCAGAATTCGTGGAACAGGCATTCATGCTGCTGGAGTTGTAACAAGCAAGGAACCAATATTTAAGTATGCTCCTATGGAAACAAGAAATTCTCCAGGTAGCGATGAACGCATTCCAGTTGTGGCTGTCGATATGGAAGAGGCAGAAAAGATTGGTTTAATTAAGATCGATGCCCTTGGACTTAAAACTTTATCTGTTCTTAAAGATACCTTAGATATTATTGAGCAAAGAGACGGAAAAAAGATTGATCTTTTGTCAATAGACATGAATGATAGAAATGTATATCAAATGCTTTCAGATGGCTATACAAAGGGTGTTTTTCAATGCGAAGCAACACCATACACTAACCTACTTATCAAAATGGGTGTAAAAAATTTAGCAGAACTTGCTGCTTCAAATGCTTTAGTTAGACCAGGCGCTATGAATACAATCGGAAAAGATTATATTGATCGTAAACATGGACGACAAAATATTGACTATATGCATCAGGTACTTAAACCTTTTACAGAAGAGACCTATGGATGTATTCTTTATCAAGAACAGGTTATGCAGGCATGCGTTGAACTAGGTGGAATGTCTATGTCTGAAGCAGATAAAGTAAGAAAGATTATTGGAAAGAAGAAGGATGCAAAAGAGTTTGATATTTTTAAAGATAAATTCGTCGAAGGTGCTTCTCGCTTTATTACTCCTAATAATGCTCGTGACCTTTGGCATGACTTTGAGGCGCATGCAGGATACTCTTTTAATAAATCCCACGCCGTTGCCTACTCCACACTTTCATACTGGACAGCATGGCTAAAGTACCATTATCCGCTAGAATTTATGTACTCACTATTAAAAAATGAAAAGGACAAAGATGCACGAACTGAATATCTTATTGAAGCGAAAAGAATGGGAATTAGCATTAAACTACCTCATATTAACGATTCGGATATTGATTTTAAAATTGAGGGCAAGGGTATTCGATTTGGACTCTCGGCGATTAAGTTTATCTCTGATAAGATTGCAGAACGATATATATCGGCACGACCTTTTAAGTCTTACAAAGAACTTGAGGAGTTTACTTTCACAAAAGGTAACGGAGTAAATAGTCGTGCATTACAGGCATTAAGAATTATTGGTGCTGCAACATTTAATGATAATCCAAGAAATGATGAAGAGATTAAGAATAATTTATACGAGTACTTAAATCTTCCAGAATTTAATATGACGGTGCCATCACATTATCATGCTTTTATAACTCCAGCAGAAGATTATGAAGAAAAGGGATCTTTTATTTTAATGGGTATGGTTAAGAATATAAAGAGATCTAAGGGATGGTCACGCATTGAGTTATTAGATAAAACTGGTAGTGTTGGTATATTTGATGATGAAAACACAACTATTGAGGCAGGAAATACTTATATAGTTTTAGCAAATGACAATAGAATTTTGTCAGCAGTTCCAGTTGATTCAATAAAGGGCTCTGATAGTGCGCTAGTAAAATTTTTAAATTATAAGATGTTGCCATATAAAGATGATGAGATGTTTGTGGTATCATTTAAACCTAGAGTAACAAAGGCTGGTAAAAAAATGGCATCCCTGACTCTTGCAGATTCATCAAGAGATCTTCATTCTGTTACAGTATTTCCAACTGCATTTGCAAAAGCCTATATGAAAATAGAAGAGGGTAGTGCATATAAATTTAGTTTTGGTAAAAC